GTACATTTTCAATAGCTGTTGGGGTTTTAGTTGGTGTTATTCCCAACGCTTCCTTACCTACTTGCTCCGCTATTGATAAAATATCTGTCATTGGAACTGTTGTATCTCTTGATTCCAATAAAGCTTGAGAGGTAGAAGAGGGGGAGGAGGATATTAAGGAAGGATCAGGATCTATACCCTCTATACCCATTAATCCCATTTCTTTAGCGGCATCAATTTGTTTTTGGGAATATCCTAATTGAGGATTATAAGTAGTAGGTCCATCAAATAATCCACCTATTAATCCACCTATTTTCTCCGGTATACCTGCTATTTTCTCCGGTATAGATGCTAAATCTTTCCCTAGATTTTTAACAGCTTGTTCAGGATCAGTCGATAAAAGTCCTACTTTAACATTACCCCTTACTTTATTGTATAAATTTTTAGTTTCCCTATTAATACTTTCAAGTTCCGGATCCGAATCCTCTACTGAGATATCAGCATTCAGTAAAGCTAATGTTTTATCTATATGTTCCACTGCGGAATTTTTATTTGCAGCTATAGCTGCATTAGACAATAAACCCAATCCCGGTATTCCCTTTGTAACCGCTCCAAGTAAATCTAATCCATAGGAAATAATATTTCCTTGTGTGGAATTTTTAAATCCAGTTGTGGCAACATTAGCAATTTCCTGGGGAGTTAAGAAATTAAAATTAATTGGTTCCGGGAAGTTTGGATCAGGTTCCCCAAGATTACCTTCCGGAGGATGGAAGACTTCCTTTGGTTTTTTACCTAAGGAATCAAAGATAGCCTTTGATTGATGTAATAAACCATTAGATGGAGATGTTTTTGGATTGGATGATAAAAATCCTTGACCAGTTAACCACTCCGCTAACCAATCCGGTACATCCCCACCCATTAATCCTGGAACTGCCATATTTACCTACTTATGTTGGCTTTGCTGGTTGTGGCCTCATGAATAAACCCGCTAATGTAGTCAAAGCTGTACCGGATGGACTTAGAGCATCCGCTTGTCCGGTAAGAGATGCGGCTACATTTCTAGCTCCCATTTGTGTCCCTGCTATACCACTTAGGTGTCCTCCCACTCCCATTCCAAGATTAGCCAGTTCCAATGGTATCCCAAGCATCCCGGTAGCTGTGCCTAAATCACCAGATTCCCTGCCCAGAAGTTTATCAATTAATGTTTGAGCTTGGTTAAATGAGGAAACTCTACGTCTTGCCCTATCCTGTAAAATTGTATCCTCTAATTTATTGGCATCATATCGACCACCTGTGCTTCCTAAGCGTCCTTGAGCCAATAAACGTGTCTCCATATCAGTCCGTAGTTTTTCCTCTTCCGGAGCCACTAAAGCCTGATTCATTTGATAAAATTTATCGGCAGCGGCAAATGGATTTAAACCTAGTTCCTCAGCTTGCGCTCCCCATAGACCACTTCGACCTAAAGCACCGGAATATATTTCCGCTAATTCCGGAGATAAATTTAATAAGGCACTTTGACTATCTGGATCAAATTGAGCCGTTCCCCCTAATCCACCTACGGACCAAGGCTGTGCAGCGGCCAGAGCGGCGGTTGCGTTATCCCTGATTGCGGCTGCATTAACACCAGCGGCGTCCCTAGCGGCATCGGCAGCTTCGGAAGCTCCCCAATAACTCAGACCTCCCTTAATTCCGGCTCCCAGGATATCTCCGGCATTTATACTGTCACCTCCAAATAATCCTGAATAATCCCAATTAAAAGGGTTTAAATCTGATAATGTAAAGCCCATAATATACTCCTACCTTATTTTACCTTGTTTCGTTAATAATGTCGCAGCCGTTAAACTTGAATAATGCCCCTCGACTGTAGTGTCCATCTTTAATTTAATAACTTTCCCTGTTCGACCTAGGGAAACTTTGTAGTCCTTAGGACCGGCAGCGGCTCCGTATTTAGCTAATGTAGACCCATAAGCTGGTGATTTAAATGTTAGAGCAGTATCATTGCTTAATGATTGGGCAGAGGACAAGACTAGATTATTTTGATTTGATAAGGATGAGACTGTAACTGTTCCTACAATACCCGTCCCAGTTACATACATTCCAGATTCGATTGTTCCTGAATTTCCATCAACTACTAATGCTGTCGTACTACTTATTGCCCCATTTACATTAGCTGTTGGAGCTACTTCAACTAATGTTGTATTATTATAAAATGATCTTGTTCCGGCTGCTAATGCAGCACCATCCCCACCTTGTGTATATAATGATATAGTCACACCGGATACAAGGGAAATCGTTTTAGTGTATGGTGATCCTAATTCAAAATCTTTATAGACTGATATTGTGGAACTGGATCCTCGACCACCTGTGATTGCAAAAAGTCCAGACTTAATAATCTTGGCAAATGTAGGGGAATTTAAATCTAACCAGGAAGTTTGAAATACATAACTATAATTTGAATCTGTGGAAGTCCATCCACCGGAACCATCGGAAGTAATAGTTACGTCAATATATCCTGTGTACTCCGCTACACCTGTAGATAAACCAATAAATAAGTTACCATCAATAGTACCTAAGCCACATAAGGGAGCCGCCGTAGTAAAAGGCCATGTAGTCACCCTTGGGGATTGTGTCTGTACCTTAACATCGAACACATAACATTTCTTTTCATCCGGCATAAAGATAACTAACAATCCATCTTCCGGATAATAAGCAGTCTTTATATTTGCTACAGTAGCGGATGATAAGATAGTGGCAAGATCATTACGAACAGTTATTGATAAATCCTGTATGGGAGCTTTACCATCGGTTTGCTGTAGACGCCCAAGGGACATCAACCCCTCATAACTTAGGAATAATATGTCCGTACCTACATAGGCTATATTGTCCTTACCAGCTAACCCCGTACCCTTAATGACTTCCTCAAGGGTCATAGATGCGGGATTGGAAGCTCCTGTATAAATTGCAATATTCTGTTTACCAAATATTACAATCTTATCCATTATGGAAGCTAGACCAACTACCTCATCATTACCCCATACTGTCTTAAGATCAACTGATCCTGCCGCTCCCCCATCAAGGTCTTCCCCGATTAGGTTATCGGAATAATAAACAACTCCAGGTGCTTCCGTAATCCCTCCGTACCACATACGTCCAAAGTCACCTAAACCACAGGAAGGATCAAATGTAGTTACTCCGGAAGCTGCATCATAAGTTCCTAAATCATCTATATCATACCAGTTTGTACCATCATAATTTATAACTTTATGCCCTGCCTGGATACCCCATAGTTCATCATTAAAGTTTACCCAGGTCCAGTTAGCGTCCGTTATAGTCTGTGCGCTCCCGGAAAAGGACTGAGCAGTTAGGGAATAAGGGCTGGTGGAAGTATCAATTTTATATATTGCATTCCCTGCCCCGGCATAGTATTCCCTGGTTCGATTGGATTTAATATACCCGGCTATGGACTTCACTGAACTCGCTATGGCTTTTGATACCATCTTGATACCCTTACGGGACGCTATTCGACCCTGTAGATCGAACACCATACCCTCAGCCTGTGTGAGCCACTCAGGACCCAAAGTTGAATCCTGTGCCTGAGTATTTAACCCGGAACTCCCCATTCCACTTAAGGGGATTGGTGTTATTGGTTTAGCTGGCATACCACGTTGTCTCGTTTACAGTTCTCTGGGAATCTTGGGAAATTGCATCAGTTAAGGCAGTCTTAAATCTCAACATTGCTTGATCACTGGGCGTACCTCCATCCTCTCCACGTTCCGATAATGATAATGCGTAGGCTCCCAGGACAACTAAATGTTCCTGAACTCCTAAGGTATCAGTGGCTTCCGCAAGATCATCGGAGGCATCTACGGCATGAATTTTAATTGCATAAGTTCCACCAGGAGTAGGCCAAAAGTCTATAGTATTATTGTTAAGTCGATAGTAACTTGGGATCCCATTGGAGGATGATCCAGTATGTGTTACATTATAAAAGTAGTCATCGGAAGTCTGAGGAAGAATAGAGTTATTTGTGGAGTCAATGACCTGTAGAATACGGCTACGATTATTTACACCAGTAACAGTATACTGGGAAGTTCCTGAGGTAGTGCTGATACTTATGACTGTCCTTAAGGCTCCCCAGTTCCAAGCGTCCTCCACAATAGTCTTAGCTTCATTAACAAATTCACCAACAAGCTTTTGGTAATCATCAACCGCTGAGGAATCATTAATATCTCCGGACCAATCGGAACTGATTGTGTCCTCCCTAAGTCTTACCAGGACTTTATTTAATGTCGATCTAAACGCCATTATTTTTTCTTCCCATCAATAAATGTTTTAGTACCCTTTATAATGCCTTTGATACCAAATGAGGCACTAAAGGCAACTAGGAGTAATGTCCAATATTCCTTAGGTACTTCCGATTTTAGTATGATAAAGGCTTCCCCTATTCGATGTACCATATCGGGTTCATTCAATACAGCCGCTAAAAACATAGCTATAAATGGTGAGGTTATTACAACGGTTAGGAACTCATCCTTCCAACTTTCCCCACTATTTTTAGCCTGTATCTCATCCCAATTCTGATCACCTCGTATTACGGCAATTTCCTGTTCATGTTTAGCTTTGGACTTTTCAGCTTTATTGGAAAAGTATTGTTTACCAATATCAAATACCCCTCCGATTAGTGGTCCTAAAAGTGGTAACATTACCTAAGCTCCCAATGTGGCATATCCCATTGCCATAAATCATAACCCCAATATAAATTATCTACACCTACAGTTTCACAAGCTTGTGTTATAACATCAGCTAATTTATTAAACTTATGTGTATTCTCCCAATCAACCGGATAAGGTACTATATCTACTGCCATGGAAGGAAGTGAATTATGTTTGGAATTAGGGAACTGAACTTCACTAGCTCCGGACTCAAAATATTCCTGTTGTTTTTCCTCACCTCTATGGCCCTCTAAGATTGCAAAATCATAGTGTTTGATAGCTTCCTCTAATACTTTGGAAATTCTCTCATCCACAGTTTCCAAACAAGCTAAACTTCTTTCCCCAAAGGAAGGCATTAAATTTCCCTTTCCTTATTAATATTTTTTGGACGAGGATCAATTAAAACAGATTTTCCTTTTATCCAGGAGGAAACAACACCTAGAGGATAAGCATTTACTGAAATCATACACTCATATTTAACAAAACCTACCACTGCACGAGGATCTGTAGGGGCTACAAAGATAACTATAGTGTCAGGATCATAATTAGATTCGGGGGGTGTAGCATTAAATGCAGCCATAAAAACTGTAACCTTATCTCCCTTTAAAACTGAGTGCTTGGTAGATATGAGGGGGTTGCGGTCAAGGACATCTGAAACCCACTCATCCATAGTTAGGTGCATAGGACATTTATTAGTAGAAACAGTAGCAGTAGGGGTAGTATCTTCCTCTTCTACCGTGGGAGTTGCACAACTTGAAATAAATACAGTAGCTGCAATTAATATAGGCCAGAGTCGAATCATTTAGATTTCCAATCTTTCCATGCAATATGCGCTCTAAAGAGTACAACAATAAGTGTCAAGGACACAATCCCAAACTGCGCCCATGCCTCAAATATCTGCGCCCACCAAGGAATCGTTATGGCCGGTGCAGCAATGGCAGTGTCGATGAGTAATTTCTCTTTTTCGATCATTACGGCTGTACTCCAGTTGGTTTATGTGAGCCATTATGCATGTTCTCTAGTTTGGATACTTGTTTCTCTGTCGATGTTAACCGTGCGCTGAATTCACCCATTTCTCTATTAAAAACCTTTAGTTCCTTCGGAGAATTTATACTCTTTAATGTGTCAATCTGCAAGGAATGTTTAGCCCTTTCGGATTCAGCTTTATCAAGTCGAGCATCAAACGCTATTCTATTGTTTTCAAAGCGTTTAATAAGCTCATGTAAGTCTTCCATCACCCTTGACAGATTTGATTTCACTACTGCATAGCCCCCAGCAATGGTGGCTAATACCATGATTCCTTGAATTGCGTGACTAGCTGTTAGTTCCATTACTTTATTGCGCCTTCGATTCTAATATGTATATAAACCACCAAATTAACCCGGACACAAAACAAAGTAGGAATAATGCTTTTCCTGTTTCTTTAGCGACTTTCTTATAGAACTTCTTATCTTCCTCTGCCTGTTCTCTAGCTCTCTTCTTAGCCTTCTTGTTTGCTTCCTTACGTTCTTTAACTCGTTTAATCTGTTCTTCTTTTATTGCAGACCAAGTACCTTTACCCCATTTAATGTCTATCTCTTTTGCTAGACCCTGTAATGCTAAGTAGTTCTGTTTCTCTGCTAAAACATCGCTAGCAACTGCCGAGATTGATGTATCGTCATCGTAGCCCTCATCACCAGCCCGGATGCGAAGGACTTGTTGCATTCTTGTCTTCGGCTTCTTCTTTTTCTTATTAGGAGATTTCTTTGCATGTTGCTCCTGATTGTGAAACAGATCACCTAACGCATTGCCTATTTGCTGCACATCTTTTGCAGTTTTTAATACCCCTTTGACAGCGGCAATAGATGCAGCAATTGTAATTGGGTCCACAAGTTACCTCGCCCTTGCCTGTGCTACGCCGGAACCTCCGAATGGCTTCTCTGCGAATGCGGCGTATACATAGGTATCACCGTCCTCATTTGTTATTGTTTCACCGCCACGGACTTTGAACCCATTAGCAAGAAAATCAAATTGATATTCTGCCGCAGATGCTTCCCCAGC